CACCTTTTGTATGAGAGAGGTGTCTTTCCAGATACTTATTGGCAAAGTTCTAGAAACCCTGAGTTTAATGATTTATTTTACTCAATGAAACCAATTTTTAAATATGAAATTATTGAATCTGGAGATCACACCGAAATGAAACAACTTGAATCACAAACACATAAAAGAGAACAGGTAAACTCTAATCCAATGTATTACAATTTAGCGGTTGCAGGTGGTGCTTATCAAGAACCTGTAAGAAGTGAATTGTGCAAATACATTGTAAAATTAATAAAAGATGGTCACTTTAGAGGTAAGACATTATGGAGAGTTGAAGTATTAAATGGTTTACCAAAACTTCAAGTTAGAGTAGAAGTTCCTGATGTTACTGAAATTGCTAACAAAATGAGAGAGGCTGGCGATGCTAGAAATGCAGATCCAGTTCTCATATGGGAACTTGAAGAAGATACAATCGGTGATGGTAATAGAACTTTAAAGGCAGCTACAAAAGCAAAGATACCTTTAGTATCAGTTGATAAAATACCAAAAGAGTTCATAAAAGAATATGAACTTACTGTAGATGAGATGATTAGAGTTGGTCAATTATTAAATCCAAAACCACAGAAGGAAAGTGAACCAACAGATGAGGAGACTATTATTGAAACTTTATTAGGATATGAAAAGAACTTTAAAACACCTATAAAGGCAAAAAGTAATAAAGATTATATTATTGACTTAGGATACTCTCATCAAAAAGCAAGTAATATCATTGCCACAGCACTTGAGCAACAGGCTAATAATGATATTAACGCTAAAGGTAAAACTTGTATTAAGTATGACGGTGGTAAAAACAATCCAAAAATCAAAGACATTGTGAACGGATTAGAGGATGAAAACACTATTGTTATAACTGGATCTGCGGGTACTCCCTTAAGAATAGTAGCTGATGCCATAGATGCCATCGATCTTAAACCTGATTGGCAAACTCTTATTATTAAACCTTACTTTGAGAAAGAAACTAATAGGAGAGCTTGGGATGGTGTTATTAATGTATGTTCAAAAACAAAGAAAAGAACATTTAAGGTAGGGAGTAAAGTTGCAGTTGAAAGAAGACTTTCAACTTACTTAAGATATTCCCCCACAACTGAAGATGGCATACCAAGAGTTATTGTTATGGATAGTATGCCACATTATCAACCTAAAATTACAAGAGAATGATTGGCAAATAATAAATCCTATGTTATAATAGGATTATGACGATTAATCTTATTTCTAAAGATAATACCTTATGGGCTGCTGACGAGTTCATAAGGTATTTTTCTCGCATGGGAAATATTGAAGATTATCTTAGATATGTTAAGAAAGAAACTGTTAAAAGTTTTAGTGCTCTCACATCATTTGAAGATGAATTTCTGAATGAAGATATTCATCCGAATGACATGGAATTTGATATTCGATTTATCGGTGATAGATTCCAAAATAGTCTTCCACAAGATTATTATAAGACAATGTTAGGTGCTGTTTCATCACATAATAATGAGACAAATATTCCCGGTAGAGAATTGCGTTGGATGGTATATGAAAAAAATACAAATAAAGTTATTGGGTTTATCCGATTTGGTTCTCCTACAATTAATTCTAAACCAAGAAATCTTTGGTTAGGCAAACCAGCCAATTTAACTTTGATGAATCGTCACACTGCGATGGGTTTTGTAATTGTTCCTTCGCAACCATTTGGATATAATTATCTTGGTGGTAAATTATTAGCATTGTTATGTTGTTCACATTTTGCAAGAGAAACAATATCTAAAGTATTTGATAAAGAGATAGCATTATTTGAAACAACATCTTTATATGGATCTACGACATCTGCATCACAGTATGATGGACTAAAACCTTTTATGAGATATAAAGGACTAACTGAAAGTAAGTTCACACCATTACTTCATGATGATGCATTTCATAGATTACATAATCGTTTTAGAGAATGGAATAATAACACACCTCTTACAGATAATAAAGCATCATCTAAAAAGATGAAGAGACAATCAAAGATGATATCAATAATTAAAAACTCTATGAAAGAATATGATATGAATACAGAGTTAAAACAATTTACAGATACCATAGACATGGCACTTAACTTAACACAAAAGAAAAGATTTTACATTTCTGATTATGGTTATGGTAATGTTCGTGAAGTTATTAATGGTGAACAAGATAAATTAGTTCGTGGTCAGAACTGGGATAAGTTTCATCTTGAAAACATATTGGCATGGTGGAAAAAGAAAGCAACTAAGAGATATGAAAAGTTAAAGACAGAGGGTAGATTCAGAGATAAGGTTGAACTATGGACACAAGACGATGACATACAAATCATTCGATAATAAATACTTAAAAAGAATTGTGAAGGATGAAGACATTTAAGGAGTTCTTAGACGAGAGTAGTCTCAGTAGAATTAAAAGCAAATCAGATAAAGGTGGAATGGCTGCACTGTCTGCATCCAGAGCAGATAAGTCTGCAAAAGAAAATCGTGCAAGAGCAAAACAATTAGATAAAGATATTCGTGGTAGAGGATTAGGAGGTGCTACAAAGGTTACTGGATCTTATATGGAGAAAGATAAAAAAACTGGTGAGGAGAAGAAAGTAAAAGAAAGAAGTCATATTGTCACATCAGGTAAGATGGGTAAGAGAAAGTTTAAAAAGACAGTAAAGGCACTTGGTAAAAAGTATGGACAGGATTCCGTATTGACACAAACGAAAAAAACTGGTACACTATCAGCAACAAGAAAAGGTGGACTCGGCAAATCAAAAAATGTTAAATTAGGTAAATTTAAACCACAGGGTAAAAACCCAGAAGGTCAATCACAAATCAAAGGAAAAACTTTTACATACGGATAATGACAACACCACTTTATGATGACTCCAACTGGAGAGAAGAATACAAATCTTTTGCCAGAAACAAAATGGAAATTGAATTACTTGAAAATGGCCCTAAGAGTTTATCTCAATCATGGCATCTTCAAGCACTTTACAGTAATTGGAAAAAAATGAAAGGTTATAATAAATTTGACCCTAAAGAAAATACAGGTCAGATGCAATCATCAATGAAAGAATTTTTTAATCATCAAAAAGATCAAGGCATTTAATGACAGAATTTATTCCTAGACATATCGGTATTACCGAAACAGAACAGACTCAAATGCTAGAGGATTTGGGTCTTTCTAGTTTGGATGAACTTGTTAGACAAATAGTTCCAGATTCAATATTATTGAGAGGAGATTATAAATTACCTGATGGATGTAGCGAACAAGAGGCATTAGCAGAATTAAAAGAAATAGCAAATCAAAATAAAGTAAAGAGAAGTCTGATCGGACAAGGGTATTATGGGACAATTACTCCACCAGTTATTCAGAGAAATGTTTTTGAGAATCCTTCGTGGTATACATCTTATACTCCTTATCAGGCAGAGATATCACAGGGTAGACTGGAAGCATTATTTAACTTTCAAACTTTAGTTACAGAGTTAACTGGTTTACCAATTGCAAATGCATCTTTATTAGATGAGGGCACTGCAGCAGCTGAAGCAATGTTACTTGCACATAGCACATCTAAGAAAAATACATTTTTAGTTGATAGTGAAGTATTCCCTCAAACTTTGAAAGTATTGCAAACAAGGGCAAAACCATTAGGAATCAAAATAAAATTACTTGATTGGCAAACTGTTGCAGCATTAGAAGAATTTGATGATGCGTTTGGATTATTGGTTCAAATGCCAAATAATAAAGGTAGACTTTTAGATCCAAGTTCAATACTTCGTATCGCAGATGTTTACAAATGTATGAAGATTGCAGTTGTAGATCCTTTATGTCAAGTGTTGATGAAACCTGTAGCAGATATGGGTTTTGATGTCGCTGTAGGTAGCATGCAGAGATTTGGTATACCTATGGGATTTGGAGGGCCACATGCAGCATTCTTTGCAATAAGTGAAAAATATAAGAGAAAGATTCCCGGAAGAATTGTAGGGCAGTCGAAAGATAGTCAAGGTAATAAAGCACTACGGCTAGCATTACAAACAAGGGAACAACACATAAGAAGAGATAAAGCAACATCCAATATATGTACTGCTCAAGCACTGCTCGCAAATATGGCAGGTTTTTATGCTGCTTATCACGGTTCGGAAGGTTTGAAAAAAATAGCAACCAGAATATTAAAATATAGACAAGCACTACAAAAAGCATTAGCATGGTGTGGAATAGAAGTTGATCAGTCTGAGGGATTTGACACAGTAAGATTTAAAAGTTTTCTTGCTTTAGAAGGATTTAATGTTAGATATGAAGATGGACACACATTAATCACTTTAGATGAGTGCACTACACTTGAAGAATTAAAGCAACTTGTAGATTCTCAATTAGATATTACAAACAAATTTGATACCATAGATCATGTTATTGACTCGATTGGAGATTACCATTGGATTGGTATTCCAGAAAGAAATAAACCTTGGTTGACTCAAGAAGTATTTAATAAGTATCATAGTGAAACAAATATGATGAGATACATTAATGAGTTAGTGCAAAAGGATTTCTCATTAGTCAATGGTATGATGCCACTTGGTAGTTGCACTATGAAGTTAAATGCTGCATCAGAACTTATGCCAGTATCATGGCAGGAGTTTGCAAATATACATCCATTTGCTCCAGCATCTCAAGCACTTGGTTACGATATTATTATTAAAGAATTAAAAGGATGGTTATGTGAGATAACTGGTTTTGATTCTATATCTCTCCAACCAAACGCGGGATCACAAGGGGAATATGCAGGACTGTTAGCGATACAAGATTATCACAAGAGTAACGGTGATACAACGAGGAATGTTTGTCTTATACCTGAAAGTGCACACGGAACTAACCCTGCCAGTGCAGTCATGGCGGGCATGAAGATTGTTCCGGTCAAGTGTGATGAGAGTGGAAATATTGATTTAAAAGATTTGGAAAAGAAAGCAATCATGAATACATTTGAACTCTCATGTATTATGATTACATATCCATCGACTCATGGTGTCTTTGAACCAACCATTAAAGATATATGTAAAATTGTACATGAAAATGGTGGTCAGGTATATCTTGATGGTGCGAATCTAAATGCACAAGTTGGACTTGCAAAACCATGTGACTATGGTGCTGATGTATGTCATCTTAATTTACATAAGACATTTTGTATTCCTCATGGTGGTGGAGGCCCCGGAGTTGGCCCAATCGGTGTTGCAAAACATCTAACACCTTTTGTGACTCATCGAGTATCATCGGCAGAATATGGAAGTGCAAGTATTCTTCCAATCAGTTGGATGTACATTCGTATGATGGGTGGTGATGGTTTACGCAAGGCAAGTGAGATTTCATTATTATCAGCAAACTGGTTGGCACATGAAATTGATCCATACTTTAAAGTATTATATCGAGGAGAGAATGATCGTATTGCACATGAGTGTATATTTGATTGTCGTAATTTTCCTGTCACAGCAGAAGATATTGCAAAGAGATTAATGGACTATGGGTTCCATGCACCTACATTATCATGGCCTGTTACTGGAACTATGATGGTAGAACCAACTGAAAGTGAATCACTTGATGAACTTAAAAGATTCGCAAAAGCAATGGAGATGATAAGAAGAGAAATATTTACAGTTCCTGAGATTGTTAAAAATTCACCACATACTGCAAGGGTTGTAAGTTCAACTGAATGGGTGTATAATTATACAAGAGAGCAAGCAGCATATCCTGTAGATCAATCTAATAAGTTTTGGCCTGCTGTATCAAGAATAGATAATGTTTACGGTGATCGTAATCTTGTTTGCTCTTGCTCATCCTACTTTGATAATGAAACTGATGGAACTAAAGGACTGGCTAAACTCAATCAATCTGAATAAAAAAAATCTGATTGATGAAGATCCATCAGTCGAAAAAGAATATCCTCCATTCATAATTAATAAGTGTTTATCAGGACATCTTGACACAGTGATGTTTGCAAATGAAATGAATAAGTATCCATTTCTACCGAAGAAAATGCAACATGACTTTTTTATACATATAGTGAGGAAGAAGAAAAGATTCTCTCCTTGGTTGCGTAAAGACAAAATCAATAATCTTGATACTGTCAAAACATACTATGAATGTAGTAATGCAAAAGCGGAACAGATTCTAAAGATTCTTACAAAAGAACAACTGAACTTTATTAAATCTAAACTTGATATTGGAGGAAGACAATGAGCGTTCTTCGTGAACCTGAAGTGAATTGGGATCCTGACCAGATGGTTGAGGTCACACTTAATGAACCAGATGATTTTCTCAAAGTGAGAGAAACACTTACTCGTATTGGTGTTGCATCAAGGAAAGAAAAGAAGATATATCAATCCTGTCACATACTTCATAAACAGGGAAGATATTTTTTAGTGCACTTCAAAGAGCTTTTTGCTTTAGATGGAAAGCATGCAAACTTAACATCTAATGATGTACAGAGAAGAAATCGTATCGCACAATTATTAGTTGACTGGGGACTTGTTGGTATAGTTAATTCTGACACTATACAAGATGTTGCACCATTAAATCAAATAAAAGTATTAGCATATAAAGATAAGGGTGATTGGATATTAGAAACAAAATATAATATTGGATCTAAAAAGAAGAAGGTAGAGGTAACTGAATAAAAATGTAGGGGATTCAACATCCCCTTTTTAATGCGAATATGGTTAAATAGAAGTGTGGGTGCCATTGGGCTCACAGTAATAAAGTCGCTTATCGGAGGACACTATGACTTCACTACAAAGATATCACTCTGCAAACTTACCAGAGTTGATGAAAATAATTTCAAAGAACGGGATTGGTATGGATGATTACCTTGACCGCTTTTTTAATTCTTTTGAAACCACAACAAACTATCCACCCTACAATTTAATTCATGTAAATAATGTTGAGTCCGTGCTTGAGATTGCTCTTGCAGGATTTGGCAAAAAAGAACTAAAGGTTTACACTGAATATGGAAAACTTATCGTTGAAGGACAAAAAGAAACAAAGGAGACAGGATCCGAGTATGTCCATCAAGGATTGGCTCAAAGATCTTTCACAAGAGAGTGGACAATTTCAGACGATGTTGAAGTCAGAGAGGTTCAATTCAAAGATGGACTTCTTACCGTCAAGTTGGGTAAGATAGTACCAGATCATCATGCAAGAAAAGACTATCTTTAATGGTTAAAGGATACGATTTATTTGGATCACATGGAAGAGACTTGCCCACTCCTCATGGTAGTGGGGCAAGACCCATGTATGGTGACATGGGTAAGTCATGTAGACCAGATCCAAATCGTAAGATCGAATATCCTCACGTTGTTGCTCTGTTTACTCTTGACTCACATAATACGAGTTACTTCTTTAAAAGAGAAGACGGTACATACTACTGGTTACATTGTCGTAAAGGAAAGGATGATGTATATGTAGATGCAGATGAGATGCAATTAGATCTTTTAGGAAATGATCCGATTCTAAGCACAGAGTACATTATGAAAGCAATTTATTAGGGATCTTGACGATCCCTTTTTTTATGGTATAATATATAAAGAAAATATAATCAAATGGAAAAAAATATACAGTGTATTATCTTGCCAAGTGGTGACGTTTTAATATCAGAGATTGAAGAAGCTTTTGGTGATATACCTGGTGAACCAGACTGTAGACTAATTAGTCCCTTTAAATTAATTAAAACAAAAGAGACATATACTTTGGAACCATGGTTGGATTTTAGCAATCAATCTGTTACAATGATGAGGTCAGGTGACGCACTTACATTTGTTGAACCAAATGGTGAATTACGTGACAAATATATTAAATTGACATCCTAATGAGGTTTTACACCAACGTCCAAATGGTTGGAGACAATTTCTTAGTTCGTGGTTATGAGAATGGAAAACATTTTGCCACTCGTGAGAAGTTTTATCCAACCCTTTTTGTTCCTTCAAAAAAGAAAACAAGATTTAAAACCCTTGAGGGTGATTATGTAGAGTCTGTTGAACCAGGCACCGTAAGAGAATGTCGTGAGTTTATCAGAAGATATTCTGAGGTTGAGAACTTTAAGGTGTATGGCAATGACAGATACATCTATCAATATATTTCAGAGAAGTATCCAGAAGAAGAAATCAAGTTTGACTCAAGCAAGATTAAGATTACCACAATTGATATTGAAGTAAAGTCAGAGAATGGTTTCCCTGATGTAGAATCTGCTGCAGAAGAAATACTTCTCATATCAATACAGGACTATACAACAAAACAGATAAGGACTTGGGGTCAAGGAGCATTTAATAATAAACAAAAGAATGTCATATACAAAGGGTTCGATAGTGAGTATGAGTTACTAAATTCATTCATTCACTGGTGGATGATAGAAGAGAATACACCAGAAGTTATTACTGGTTGGAACAGTGAGTTGTATGATATACCATATTTGGCACGTAGACTTGAGAGAGTCTTAGGAGAGAAACTTCGTAAAAGATTATCTCCATGGGGATTGGTGACTGAAGATGTAATCTATATTGCAGGACGTAAGAA